CGTGCTCAACACGTGCTCTAAAGCGCATTCTAGTTGCGTGGCGCAAACCGCGGTACTCATAGGCCGTTTTGGCCCACAAGTCCCAACAATTCGGCGTGCAACTCCAGTCAGACCGCGAGAGCTTCGCTTCAATGCTCCCATGGCCCGCTGTGGCTGTAAACTCACTCCCGTTCGAGAACGAGAGATCGCCAAGCCGGAACCCCTTCAATGCCTTGTGGCAAATCAGGCGCGCTTTATACCAATTGCTTGGTTTGAGTGCAGGTTCGACGCCCCGTGCGTCGTTTTCGAGCCATTGCAACCAGGTTGCTTCCTTACGGACCTGGGCTTTGGACTCATCGGGGACCTCCATTTTCTTCCAATAACGCTTTTGGGCGAATTCTTCGCCAAAGGACTTTGCCTCTGGGAATGTGAAAGTTGAGAGGATTTTCTGGATTCGACGGACCACGACAGTCTCGTCTACCAGGGTCTTCTTGGGACTTAGTTGCATCATGGGCCCCTTAGGTCAAATCAAGGATGACGGGCGCGGTCTCGGGGTCGAAACCCTCGAACACGCCCTCAGATTCCCACTCGTCGACTTGTGCAGCCATCGACAAGAGGATCTGCTTGATCCTGGCCTTCGACTGCTTGGCCCCGGACGTCCGAAGACGCACGGAGACAGCATCGGTCGCGTCCTGACCGTTGACCTGCACAGGGTTCACATCGTTGAAGATGATCTCCTGGACAAAGTTGGTGGTCGCGATACCGGCAAGGGTCTTTCCTTGCGAGTTGCCACGAAACCGTACCGTGAGGTCAGGTTTCGCCGTACTGGCGTACACTACGCCAGTGTTCTCACGGCGGAGAACTTTGAGGGTAATGGGCATTGTCAATGCTCCTATTTGACGAGTTTACGTATAAGCGACTTGGCTTGGTGATAACCGAGCACAACTGAATCGATGCTCCTCTTCCAGTTAAGGAAGGATGTTTGGAGACCGAGGTTCACGTCGCTACGTGTGAACAGATCACGGGTGTACGACTGAGTCGTCACAACACGAAGGACCTCTTTTGTGTCCGTCGTGCGTGTCTCGTCCGGCACAGAACGCACGCAAGCGTTCGTGACCGCGGATCCTTGGAGCGTGAAAGCCCCTTGGTTCACGAGATCGTACGTTTCCACAGTGTCTATCTTGACGGAGGTACAATAACCACTCGTACTCGACAAGTCCACCGCCGTGTGGGCGACGATGAAATCACCAACATTAAGGAACCAATCCACAACGAACGAGAGAGTTGTAAGCTCCCAAGCCGTCACAAACGGGTTGAAAGACACCCTTGACGCTGATGACACAGATGCCGCGGTAAAACCCATCTTCACCGTTGTTCTAACGGTGCAGACGCCGCTCGTTCGTTTCTCGATTCGGAGGCCTGACTTTTCAGACAGGTCCAGGTCCCTCGGACTCACTCCCCGTGTAGCACGGAAGGAGCGAAAGAGGGTTTCCTTCTCGTTTAGTAACGACGAGATATCCTTATACGAGTAGACGAGCGGCATTACGGCATAGCGATACGCCATCCACTTTCTCCCTATCGCCTGGAGCACCTTATCAGTGCTCCGAAGCAAGGCTTTCGGGGTCATGCGGAGAGCTCGCCGGCGGGTGCTTTCGGGCACACCGGCGAAAACAGCAGTTAGGATCCCTGCCAGGGACCCGGTCGAAGCTCTGACGAACTTGATTGCTTCTGGCAATTCAGCTAGCTCAGTTAGTACGTCATACCCTTTGAGGGCATTCGATACAGCTTCGGACCTGCTGGCGTTTACCGCCCTATTGATGTCATCTCTTGAGAGATCGGAACGGATCACAATCGGAATAGCCGGGTAACGCCGAGTCCAGGAGTCGAAATGACCCTGTTCGCGATACGACGCCCACAAGTTCCCCGAGTTGTAAACCCAATGGCAAGTATTGTCCGTCCTGCACCAATTTCGTGAACGACGGCCAATATCGACATGCCGACCAGCAATATAATCCTGCACCACTTCTTTACTGTGGTGGTAAGGACTCATAACCACCCTCCCTGACTTCCTTTTCGCTTCCCAGCTAGAGGGGTCAGGGGGGGACTTGCTGATGTTAGTTCTCATCGGCTCGTATTCATCCATCTGGTCGTTCAAACCATCGTCAAGAATGGTCCAACCGCCAAACTCTGTTCCTTTAGGGGAACAAAGTCCATGATTCGCAGGCACCGTGAACTTCGGCGCACTGGGATTGCCATGAATGGAGAATAGGTTATATCGCTGTGACATCTTTAGTGGTTCCTGTTTTGGTTATGACAGGCCCACAAGGCGTGCTGAGAAATCTCACGCTGGGGTACATCCCCTACGAGCGGGCGCAAGCCTAGCATGGGCGTCCA